CCCTCGTGCTGGAGATGCAAAAGGTTAAACAAACTAACTAAGGAGAATAAATCGTGGCAGAACAACTAGTTACAGACCAGTCACTACTCGACAAATTGACCAAGAGTATTGAAGAGCCTGCAGTTGAAGTAAAAACTGTACCGCCTTCAAATTCAGAGGTGACTCTTCCCGGAGGATATATCAACCGGGAAGGGTCCCTAGTCAAATACGCAGAAGTGCGTGAATTGACTGGTGTCGATGAAGAAGCTATATCTAAAGCAGGGTCTATTGGAAGAGCATTAAACGTAATGCTACAACGAGGACTTGTTAGCTTAGGTATGGAGAAGGCCAACAAAGAAGACTTGGACAGCCTACTATCAGGTGACCGAGACGCAATCCTTGTTGGAATTCGATGCGTTACCTTTGGGTCTAAAGTTGATTTTAATATCACTTGCCCATTTTGTAAGACAGCTCTAGACGTAACAGTGGATGTAAAAGACGGCATACCAGTGCGTGAACTTAAAGACCCTATTGAAGATAGAACATTTGTCTATCAATCAAAATTAGGAGAAGTTGTTGTTAACTTACCTAACGGGTCAGTTCAGAGAAAACTCATGGAAAACACGGATAAAACCGTGGCAGAGTTAAACACAATGCTTCTTGCTGGATGCATTTCTACTATTAACGGAGCACCCTCTTTAGGAGCGGTTTCTGTATTAAAACTAGGAATGTCTGACAGAAGTAAAATCATTGAAGAAATTTTAACTCGTAATCCAGGACCCCGCCTCGGGGAGGTGAGTACGGCCTGTGAGGCATGTGGTGAAGAAATAGCTATGCCACTGAGCCTGGCCGACTTGTTTCGTCTATAAAGACGAGGACTACGAGAACCTGTTAGACCAGTACGAATTTTTGACGCGTTCGTTCCCAGGATGGACGCTAGAAGATATTCGTTCTTTATCAGTTAGAGAACGATTTAATTGGATTTCAAGAGCTAAACGTAAGTAGGAGGTGATTAGCAGATGAGCGTTCTTGGTGGAATGAACCTTGGCGGTAGCGGCCAAGCTAAAAAAATTCAGTTAGTTACCGACCTACGTGAAGAATACAATAAATTAAATCAAGTTCTTCAAAAAACAAAAGAACTATCTGCTGACATTGCAGCTAATTTAAAGGCAGGAAAAGGAGCTGGAGCTTTTGCCGTAGCAGGCGGAGGTGGACCTGGAGTTCCTCAAATGCCTGGCGCTGGTTCTTTAGGAGGGTTCGTACAACCTCCTAATAGAAACCAACAAGCAGCTAATGAATCATCTAGTGGTATGAGTTTTGGTGGAGCAGTAGCTAGAGCTCTTCCATACGCTGTAGCAGGTATTGGCCTTGCTGCAACAATGTTGCCTACAAATCAACAAGCAATTGAACGTAACTTTACTGAAGCCCGCTTAAACTTCATGACTAACGGTGGGGCTCGCCGCATGATTAGCGGAACAATGCAAACTGGAACAGGAATTGAACCAGAAGACGCAGCACGTGCAGCAATGATGGGCTTAAGCGCTGGAATGCTTCCAGGATTTGGAAGAAATGATTCCATGTCTGCAGCGGCTACATTTTCAAATCTTGCGCCTGGCGTAGGTATTCAAGGCGGTATGTCAGCCGCTATTGCTTTAAACCAAGCATCTAGCGTAAACAAACTTCGTATGATTGGTATAAATGTACGAGGTGCCGATGGCTTTATGAGAAAGCCTGAAGATATTGCTAATGACGTATGGAAGCAATTAACCAATGCAGCTGGCGGAAAGAAGATAACAAAAGACGCTATTGCTCTATCTTTGCAACCAGGTAATGCTCTTTATTCTTATTTAAATCAGTACTTTGGTGAATCACCAGAACTACGAATGGGCATTATTAATGCAATTATGCAAAAAGCATCTGGTGCAGAACTAGATTTGCAATCATTAAGAGAAAGCGGATTAATTCCAGATATAGCTCAGAGCGAAGCAAAAAGAAATGCAGCAGCTTCTGACGTTATTGCTTCTACATCTGATTATCAAATTCAAGGAATTATGGAAGCTAATACGCTTCTTACAACTGCTGCTAAAAACTTTAACGCTCACGTAGATACTTTTGGTGGAATTATCAAACAGTTCTCTAAAATAGAGACTTTAGCTGGTGGTGGCAATAACGGACTTGGCGGCTTAATGGGTGGTATAGGAGGTTTAGTTCTTAGCGGAATAACCTCTTTCCTAGGTGCCTTACTTGGAGGCGGCGGAGGAAAAGGTGGAGCGTTTAAAAAGTTTGGGTTGGCAGCTCTAATTTCAGCAGGTGTAACTTACGGAGCAAACAAACTATTTAATACAGACATGACCGACGAAGAGCCTGATGGTGGAACTGGTGGTGGCGACGGCAACGAAGCCATGTATACAGCAGTTAAACCTTTGAGCGGAAGTCCTAGAGTAACTAGTCCTTATGGTGAAGTAAGACACTTAGTATTTAATGGAAAAAAGAGCCCATCTTATGGAAGACCTCATGGAGGCGTAGATTACGGAGTTGCTACAGGAACTCCAGTAATGGCTGTTAAAGATGGAATAGTTCAACCTACTGGTTATGATTCTGACGGATTTGGTAACTATGTAAAAGTTCTACACGACGATGGGTATACAAGTTACTACGGTCATTTATCTAGTAAAAACGTACCTGAAGGTTCTTCTATAAAAGCTGGACAAGTTGTTGGGTTAAGTGGAAATTCAGGTAACAGTACTGGTCCTCACCTACATTTTGAAGTGCGACGAGGCGAAGCTAAAGTAGACCCAATTGGATATTTAAGTGGAGCAGCTTCTTTAGACTCTAGTTCTGCTTCAAGTGTTTACGCAGCAAATGCTATAGCAGACGTTGGAGTATCAGGAACATCGCTATTTGACATGAAATCAGGAACTCCGTTGTTTGCAAAACCACAAGGTGGAGGAGACACTGGTGGAGGCAGCACCCACACTAACTATGGTGGAGTAGTTGTAAACATTAACGTGCCTAAAGGAACTGCAATTGATGAAAAGAAACTTGCAAGAGAAGTTAAGAACATACTCATTAACGAAGACTCTATTAGAATGGCGGTGAGTAGATAATGCCGTTTCCTTTGATACCTGTTGTAGTAGGGGCCGTTCGAATAGGAGTTGGAGTAGCCGCTAAACAAATTGCAAAAAATCAAGTAAAAAGAGCTGCAGCAGTAACTGCTAAAGGTGCTGCTAAATCAGCTAAAGCAGCAAAACCTGGAACAAGTAAACTTTCAAAAACTGCAAGCGGGTACGCTGTTGGTAGCGCTGCTTCAAAAGTACTTACTAAAAAAGCACTTGGAAGAGCAGCTACAGTAGCTACCGTAGGTACTATTGTTATTCCACCGCTAGTTGATAAAATTTCTAAAAAGGATACTAAGTCAACCTCAAATGACGGTAAAGATAAAACTAAAACTACTACAAAAGACAAAACTAAAGCTGAAACTGCTAAGGATGGAGACACTACTCCGTCTCCTCAGCCAGAAGCTGACCCAAGTGAATACAAATGGAACTTGCCTCCTCACAAATGGAGTATGCCTTTAACCCCTACTCTTGTTAATAATGTTGGTGGCGGGTATAACGACTTTGGAAAACCAAATCGCTCTAGCGAAGCTTATCGTCGTGGGCGCCTATGGTGGAACTCAAGCGCAAACTTAGATATTACAGTTGGCTCTTCAGATTCAAGTAGCGACGCACAAAAAATAGCAAAACAAGCTTCTGATAATGAAAGAAAGTATGGTTTCCAATTCCTATGGAATCCAGAGTCATTTTCAACAGCTGTTCAAGTACAAATGGAAACAACTCCAGATGTAAAAGATATGTTCTTATCTTTAGTAGCCGCTTTCCCAGCTACTGAAACAATTACATTTAACATTGTCTTAGATAGAACTAACGACTTTGCTTGTGCAAACGCTAAATTTGAACGACCAGGATTAAACACTTCAAACATTTATGGGGTGCCTGCTGCTCAAGTATCTCAATATAGACCTGACCAGTCTTACGACAATAAAGTTACAGAGAGAGGGCTATTAAGAAACTCAGTAAGAGAGTTCTCTGAATACTACAGTGGTAATACTTCGTTTCAAACTAGTGCTGAAGAATTAGAAGACAAGTTAATTGACCTGTTTGAAAGAGGCACTATCTCAGATGTTGAGTACTTGTACAGAGCTATTAATGGTCCTGGAACAGGTGATACTGTGTGGACTAACCGACGAGGAATACAAACAGCTGATATTGGCTTTTTAATGCCTACACTGTTAAATATTGATATTGGACCTCTTGCTTACAAGGGGTACGTCACCAGCCTAGGAGTTCAACACATGAGGTTTACCCCTGACATGATTCCTATTTCTACAAATGTATCAATATCATTAAACGTCCTTGCAACTGCAGGGCTTACAAGCAGGAAGGTATAAGAATGCCAATTAGACTAGGTTCACGGTATGAACTTTCTGTTGTTGATTTTATTTCTTTTGAACCTGATGAAGATGCGTACCCAGTTGTTTTTTATGAATTTGATGAACTAGGTATTCTTACATATCAAGAATATCCATATAAACAAGGAGAACGACTAGACAATATTGCTATGAAATTTTATGGCAAACCTGGTTTTTGGTGGGTAATTATGGAAGCTAACCCTGAAATTGAAGATATACAAAATATTCCAGCTGGTACATTACTAAGGATTCCTCGTGTTTAATAGTGTAAAAGTTAGTTTTCCTACCAGCTCTGCTCAACCAGACCGTGTTCACACAGCCTATATTAAACAAGGGCTGTTTAATCATGAGTTTGCAACTATTCAATTTCGTGATTGGGGGGTAGACGTATCCCGAGTTAAGCCAGGAACCCCTATAACTTTAAACATTGGAAAACGAGAGTTTGTTGGGTATGTTCATGACATTAAAGCTGATATGACTGGAGCTTCTAACTTTATTGAAGTTTCAGCAATTGGAGCTTCTTATGTTATGCGCCAAGCTAGTCAGGATGTGTTTAGGAATGTTACCGCTAGTGAGATTGCTCAAAAAATTGCCGTAGAAAACGGATTTTCTTACAAAATTGAACCTCATCCAAGAGTGTATCCTCAAATTTCTCAAGCAGGATTGACTGACTGGGA